TGTTGGCGATGATCAGCCGCATGGATCGCACCGGCAAGGTGCGTGTCACTGCGCTTGCCCTGGCTGAACAGCTGGAAATGGCGCACACCGTCTGCATTGGTTCCATCAGCCGGCTGCGTAAACACGCTGTCCTGGTCAAGGTCTATGACCGGCAAAGCGGCAGTCATTACTTCATCCTCAACCCCTACGTCGCCAGCATTGGCGGTCCGCAAACCCGCGGACACCTCTGGGCTCAGTTCAAAGCCGCACTGGAGGATGCCGGATGACGCGATACCCTGTGCTTGATTGCACTGCACCCGTGTACGTCTCAAACACCGAGCGGATTCGTCTTGGGCTGCAGGCCTGGGGTTCTGATGTGCCTGATGACGTGGTGGCGGAAGCTGAGCAGGCGCTGCTGGGAGCTGTGTGCCCTGCCCCAACGGACACGACCGCAACGCCGGCCAAACGGGCGCGCACCACAAAGGGTCAGTTCCAAGCTGATGACCCGGCCACCGAAGAGGTGAACGAAGCCTTTGTTGAGGGTTAGGCTGTGCTCGTCGTGCGGGGGTGGTTCCCTGGCGATCCATCGGTGACCCCGGTGGTAGGTGGTGAAACCCCTTCTGCTTCGGTGGGAGGGGTTTCCCTTTGAGCTGGTCGCCAATCCCACCTGAGATCGGTCCTGGACGGTTCGCCTATTTCGTCTGCTACCTGCTGCGGGAGCTGAACCTGGCAGAGACGCCCACCCGACAGCAGCTGGGCATCTGTGACTGGATGGAGAACGGTCCAAACCGACAGATCACCGTTGGCTTTCGTGGTGTGGCCAAATCCACCATGGCCGCCTTCCGGGCCTTGCATCGTCTGCGCATTGACCCCTTCAACGAGAAGGTGTTGATCCCTGGCAGCACGTTGGAAAAGGCGGTGGAGATCACCACCTTCATGCAGCGCTGCATCCGTGACATCGACATCCTGCGCTGTCTGGAACCACGCGCTGATGGCCGGAGCTCCACCAAGGCGTTCGATGTGGGGCCCGCGATCGTGGATCAATCGCCTTCTGTTCGTGCCGTTGGCATCCTCTCACCGGCATTGACCGGCAAACGCTGCACCTGCGCCATCCCGGATGACATCGAAACCCTCAACAACTCGATCACACCCCTGAAACAGGAGCGCCTGGCGCAAGCGGTCACAGAGCTCGAGGCGATCCTCAAACCCGACGAGGGTCAGGAGCTGCCGCGGATGATCATGTTCCTCGGTACGCCGCACCTCGAGACATCGCTCTACCTGCGGTTGGTGCGTGAACGCAACTACGCCATCCGCTACTGGCCTGCTCGCTACCCCAATCCGAATGACCCCGATCAGTGGGACTGCTACGAGGGCGCGCTGGATCCAAGCATCGCGGAAGCTGTGATCGAACAGCCGGCACTGGCCGGCGCACCAACCGATCCAGAACGGTTTGGTGATGAGGAGCTACGTGGCCGCGAGATGCGGATGACGCGCGCCACCGTGCAGCTGCAGTTCATGCTCAACTGCCGGCTGTCCACCCTGGATCGTTACCCGATCCGCCTTGGCGATCTGATCGTCATGTCGCTCGATGGCAAGGCCCTGCCTGAAGTGGTGGCATGGTCTGCCGCCAATGAACACCGCATGCAGAGCCTGCCGTGCGTTGGCCTGGGCAGTGATCGCACCTACTTCTCACCCGCCATGGTGCAAGGCTGGGTGTCTCAAACCGAAACCTGGCGTTGCATCCTTGCCGTTGATCCCGCTGGTCGCGGTAGCGATGAGCTGGCATGGACCGTCATCGCAGAACTCAACGGCAACCTGTTTCTCCTCGACTGTGGTGGCACCACACGCGGCTATGAGCCAGAAGTGCTCGAGATGCTTGCTGACAAGGCTAAGCGCTGGAAGGTCAACACGATCGTGGCCGAATCCAACCTCGGCGATGGCATGTTCACCGCTTTGCTGCAGCCGGTCGTGCAAAAGGTGTTCCCCTGTTCGATCGAAGAAAAGCGCGTCACAGGGCAGAAGGAACGTCGCATCGTTGATGTGCTCGCCCCACTGGTGCAACAGCATCGCCTGGTGGTGAACCAAGACGTGATCCAACGCGACTGGGCTGGTGCTGAGCGTGATCCCGATACTGGCCACGCCCGATCGCTGATGTTCCAGCTCAGTCGAATCACCATCGAACGTGGGGCGCTGCAGTTCGATGACCGGATTGATGCCCTCAGCCTTGGTTGCGGCTGGTTTGTCGATGCCGCAGCACAGGATCAAGAGAAGGCGCAACAGCAACGCAAAAACGAGCTGGATGACGAGAACCTGCGCGCTTGGTTTGATGAAAACGGCGCCTGCATTGATGCCCTGGCAATGGGTTGGAAGCCGCGGCCGCGTGGCATGGCCCACGGGGGCATCAAGCGCTGAGCTGCTCGTCCTTGCGCAGTGGCACCACCTTGGCCTTCTGCTCGAGGGTCTGGAAGTTCAGCTTGCCCGCCATCCGCGCCAGATCAGCCGTGGGTGTGTCAGGCATGGCGGCTGCGCTGACCTGATTCTGCTTCAGCAGCTGCAAAGCAACGCGCAGATCGTCATTGCTGCCGCCATTGCTGATGCGCTCACGCACAGCGCTGACAACCTCGGCGTGCAGTTCCTCCAGATCCTTGTTCAGATCCGCCATGGTCAGCTCTCCTGGTACACCGACACAAACATCTTGCCGCGCTTCAGGCGGGGCATGATGTGGTCGCGTAGATCAGCGTTATGGCAGCGGATGCAGCCATGCGTTGGCAGCAGGGCCTGACGAGGCTGCCAGCAGCCGGGCCAGCCAAGCCCCGACCCGCCGCCATGGATGGCGATGCCAGCACGCCCGTAGCGGCGCTCCTGCGCTTCCAGCTCGATCAGATCCAGCGTGTACCAGCCATAAGGCATGAGGTCTGGTTGACGGCCGGGGGCATCACCCAGGCGGTCGTAATCACGCCACACCGAACCCACCCGGTACAGGCCAGGCGGTGTGTCGGTGTTGGGCTCACCCCATTGGTTGTCACGTCCCTGCCCGCGGGCCAATGCCGTGAGCTTGAACAGTGGCATGCCATCGAAACTCCAGCCGGTCAGCGTTTCGCTCTGATCGTTGACGACCAGATGGGTGTCACCCAGCTGGAACCCCCAGTCCTGCGGTTTGGTCTTCGGGCCAATGAGTGTCATGCGAATACCCTCGATGGATGCTTGGGCGAGACGACATAGGCGTCCCACCCTTCCGGCAGTTCGCCCACGTAGTTGACGTGCCAGCCGCTCAGCAGCACGGGTGGGGTGATCACCTCGCCGGTGTCGGGGTCGTAGGTGCCGCCTTTGTAGATGGGGCCGATCACATCCAGGGCGTGCGTGTGGCTGGCGGTGAGCACCACGGTGTCGCCGTCTTCATTGGTGGTGGTAAGGCCAGCAGCATCCAGCGCAGCCATGCCGGTGGATTCGTCGGGGAAGCGGAGGTAGCGCGTCATTGCGTGATTGCCTGCAGCGTGCTGTTCGGGAGGCGCTGGGGCCAGTAGGTGAGGCGCTTGATGGTGCCGGTCATCCGATTTCCGGTGACACGTTGGCCAATGCTCAAAGTATTGACGACGGGCATAACCGTACTCAATTGGGCAGACGACAGCGTGCTGTTTAATGCAGCGCGGGTATCCAACGCTTTTACCGCTAGTGCGTGTTTTGCCGTTGATCCTGGCACTGGCGAAAACAGAACACTCGGATCTGGCGTGGCTGCAACGCCACCTGCTTGAGTGCCTCCATAAATACCGTTTGTGAATTGATAAACGCCGATGGAGTTATTAACCGTGCCATCAGAAATGTTGTAGAACCAAGGGAAGCCAGCCAAGCCTTGCGAAACGGTGCCGTCATAAAACACCGTCCCCTCATCCTGCCGATACCAGGAGCTGAAGTTTGCCCCCGTGATGTTGGCAACGTCCGCGTTGCGGGTCTTCCCAAGTGGTGCAGTGTTATCAGTCAATATCACGCTGGTCGCAAATGCACCCAGCTCTAGCTGGGGCAGGCCGATGCGGAGGGTGATGTCGATGGCGGCGCCGGAGTTGGCTTCTACCTGAAGGGCACTTATGACAAAGGCAGTAGTCGCATCCGCGAATGTGGCGGATGTTGTTGAAAGAGAATAACGCTGAGTTGCCAAAGCGGCAGAAGTGGGCGTCAATAATGCCACTGCATATTGATTAAGCGCAGCCCCTGAACTGTTAAAGTTTGTTAATACATTTTTAATGCCAGTGACGTTGGTCAGTGACCCTCCGACTAAGCGAACATAAAATGTTGATGTCCAAATGCTGTTGGGAGTTGCGGCTACTACGGTTATATTTTCTGGGCGAACTCCAAAAAACAATGCGCTGGAAGTTGTGCCAAAAATGCGAATGTCTATGTAGGCAATACCGGATTCTGTTCCAGTGCCAACAATAGTTTGTGTTAGTCCGGATAGGCTACCCAAGGTCCAATTTGTCGGCGATGTCCCAGGCGTACCAGCGACTGCACCCACCATCGTGTTATTACGGATGCTGTTCGTCCTCTGGTCCTCCACCAGCAGGCCCAGGCTTTCGCCGGTCGTGGGGTTGTGGTCGAAGCGGGGGGCCGAGTTGATCGTGCTGGTGGTGGGGATGTATTCACCGACCGTGGACGACTGCTCTAGCTGGGCGCCCCAGAGAAAGATGCCAGAGGTGCCGTCTCCGGTGTAAGAGAAGTTATTGAAGTTATCTAAAAAACGAATATACAACTGGCTGGCAGACGGAGCGGCGGATGCGGTAAAAGTCATCCTGATGCGATACCACCCGTTAGCTTTAGCCTCTATAGATCCAACAGCCCCATCAGTTGCTATCACTGCTCCGGTTGAAAGATTAAAACTGACGTTTCGGCCTCCCGTAAAATTACCTCCACCGACACCAAAAAAATCTATTCGCGTACGCCCATTTGCCTTAGCAAATACTGTCAGCGTGTAAGTTGTGTTAGCTGCCCACGAAATAGCTGCCGTTTCAACGCGATGTTCAGAAGTTGATGAATTTTCAGTAAGAAGATCTGCTGTGGTTTGGCCATCTGGTGCAATAGTTGCGTTAAGGGTTGAGCCTGAGCCAAATGCAAGCAGTCCTGTTTTTGTCCAACTCGCATTATCAAACTCCTCACTCCTCAACAGCAGGTTAGTCACCGCCGACCGCAGCGTTCCCGCGCTGTCGATGTAGGTCGCGCTGCTGGCGCGGTTGAAGCTCACCAGCGGGCCGACAGTCTTGGTGACGGCGAAGTTGAGGTCGAGGCTTGGTACAGCCGCGGCCTGACGCCACAAGCTGTTGCGGGCCCACGCTGGCATCAACAACGGGCGACGTGGCGGCTGCAGCAGGCTCATCAGTTCTGCGCGATGGACAGTTCGATCAGATGCTGCTCAGCGCTCGCTGGTGTGTACCCAGCTGTCGCAACCAGAATCCCAAACAAGCTGCTGCTGGCTCCGCAGACATACGGCAGGCCGGTGAATGTCGCCTGCGCTGTGGACGCATCAGAACCCGTGCCACCCGTCACATGGTTGAAGTCGATGTAGCCAACCTCGTTGGTGCGGTTCGCGTACAACAGGGTGAAGGGCGCGTTGTCGTTGATCGCTGTCACCGCTGTCTTCCACAGATGCAGGCGGAAGCCGCTGATCGTTGTGTTGTTCTTGGTGTGCCGCGCCGCCACGATCAGGCCACTGGCACCAGCGATGCGCCCGACGTTGGTGAAGGTCAGCACCGCTGGCGCAGTCGTGCTGTTGCTCACCACGTCCAGCGCCGCGTAGGCCGTGGTGTCGGCCGGCCTAGTGAAGCTGGCGCTGGTGATGATCTGAACGCCGCTGACATCCAGCGGATCGCCGTTGGAACCGCAGACCTGTTGCAAGCCTGGCGTAAAGACGGTGGATGGTGCGGTTGGCATGGCTCCCCAGAGGGGTTTCCCCTATTCTGCAGGCCTGCAGCCCAAGTCGCCAATCAGCGCTTGACAGTGGGTGCGTTCACGATCCCGGCCATCAGCTCGATGGCGCGGTAGAGCTTGACGGCCAGCCGCCGGTAGGTGCCAAGCGCCTCGTTGTCCTTGGGTGTGGGGGTGATGTTCACCACCACCACGGCAACGCCATGAATGGCGATGGCCAGATTCACGTAGTCGGCCAGGTGCTTGGTCACAGTTTGCTCTCCACGTTGCGAAGGCGGTCTTCGTGGTCCTTGAGCATCGTCTGGACGCCTTCGAGGATCGTGGTGGTGCGGGACTCAAACCGCCCGAGGCCATTGGCGATCTTCCAGAGCGCCATGACGCCGGAAGCCCCGAGGCCGACCAATGCGATCACTGAAGCTGGGTCCACGCTGGCAAGAGGACTGCACCCATGCAGGGTAGCTCCTGCAGCAAGGGTGGCAATTCCAGGACGGTTGTGACTGGTGCCCAGGCAACAGGGCTATCGAACAATCATCCAATGCACGCGCACCGTGTTTCCAGCGCCTGGCGCCGTCTGCAGGTTGACCGTGAAGCCGGTTGTGGCACGGGCCGTCATGTAGGCAGCCTCTGACCCACTGGCGGGCGTTCCAGCGACGTGCCATACCCCAAAGAAGGCGCCATACGCCTGATCGGCTTCGGCCGTGGCAAACGTGACCGCTGCTGATGTGGATGTGCCGGAGATGTCAACGAAGCCAAAGAGGTTTCTTGGCTTTGTTTGCGTCGTGCTGATTCCTCTGATGCCAGCAAGGTGCAGCAGGTTATCGGGGCCGCTAAGAACACCGCCAATAGCATCGGTCGCATCAATTGAGATGCGATTAGCCGTTGATTCGAACATCCTGATTCTGCCTGGCGCAGTCATGTCCAACGTGCGTGAGCCGTTGTTTGCGATGGTCGGGGTTGTACCATTGCAAGGCAAAAGAACGGTATTGGTAACACCAGCAGAAATGTTGACGTTGCCAGTTCCAAATCTGACGCCAGTAACAACTGTGCAATTGCCGCCAGCGATGTTGATGTCAAAGTTGGCACCACCGCCGAAGCAGCCACCAATGATCTGATTGCTTTCTGATGTGCGCCCAGGGACATCAGTCGATGCGTTGTCGATCTGAATAATCGGGATGCCAGACGTTGGTTCGCTGTAGAGTCCAGAAATGTAGTTACCGAAGGAAGACCTGACGAGCAGTTCAACCGAGGTGTTTATCTCAAGGTCGTTGCCACCAATAAAGTGACCGCCACCGTCTTTGAGAAAAATACCAATGCCGCCATTGAGGTAAACACGGTTCTGTTCGACAACACACCGCTGGCTTTCTACTCGACCTCCGCCAACAGTGATCGCAGATTGCAGGGTAATACCTGCCCCGGTGTTCTCCCTGATGTAGTTATCACGGATAATGGCGCCTATTGCCTGCAGGTCGATTGCAGCGTTGTTGCCAGTGAACCAGTTGTTTTCAATTCGGGTAAATGCACAGCCGACGCCTCGGATGGCAGCAAGCGTTGCGCCCGTGATCTTCCAACCAATTACTGCACCATCCTCGTTGATGTTGCCAACACCGTCCTGGGTGAAGTTAAAAGCGTATTGCCCAGTGCAAGTAATCCTGGCACCGTTACCAATAAAGCGGATGCGGTTCTGACGCACCGTGACTGGTGTAGCAAATCTGAGCACGTCACCAGCACTTGCGTAAATCTCGACATACTCTTGGCTTTGGCTGGTAGTCAGCCCCCCGTACCGTGCAAAAATTGCTGCGTTGAGTGTTGCGCCGTCGTCTGCTATCCCGTTGCAAGCACAGCCAAGATCCTTGACGTGTATTCGATCCTTTAGCCTGGAATCAATGGATCTGGCGACCGTGCTTGCGCCAGCCTGCGTAAAGGAGAGCTTGGTCGCGGCAATGCCAGCGGAGGCGTTCACATCAGCATCGACGATCGCACCGTTCTGGATCTTGCTGCTGGTAACTGCACCGTTCTGGATCTTGCTGCTGGTAACTGCACCGTCCTGGATCTTGATTGTGGTGACGGCATCGCTTGACAGCTTGTTGGCTGTGATCGACTCGTCTGTGACGTTTGTGTTGGGGTTGATCCCCAATACCTCGATGTAGTCCTTGTGTTCCTGGATGGCGTAGAAGTTCTGCAGGTCAGCGGTATCCAGCGCATCAGCGGTCAAGGCGCTGCCGTCGTTCCAATCCACCAAGCGGCTGGTGGTTGGTGTTTCGCGGCGGATGCTCAGCGTTTGGCCAACAACCGGCGCGGCACTGAGCTGCACCTGTGTAGCACTCGTCCAGGTGTAGTTGACGCCATCGGCCAGCAGCTGCGTGTACCCGCCGCTCTGCAAGCTCAACCCGTAGTACAGCTTGACGTGTGCCCGCAGCAGGTACGGGAACGGCACTGTGAACGTGACCGTTGACCCGTTGCCCGGGTACTGCACGTAGGAGAAGGGCACGGCTAGGTCTGCAGGTCTGTAGACCTATTGTGCCGAAACGCCCAGCCCCTTCAAGAACTTGCCGGTTTCCCTCAGTTCTTCCACCGCCTGCTGGTTCTGAATGATCGTCATTTTGGTCTTGGCCTCGCTCCATTCCTTGGCGGGCTGGCTGGTGCCGGCTGCAGCGCGACGTTCCAGCTCATCCTGCGTCAGCAGGTCGTAGTAGTCGGTGACACCGCGGATCAGCTTCTGGGCAATCTTCTTCCGGCGCAGTGCCGGCGGCAGGCCGCCAGGAGGGGCGGATGACAGCTTGTCGTCGTCTTCCAGCCGTTGATACCAAGGGCTGGTGAACAGGGCATAGAGGGCCTCCTTCTTGGTGCGGCCATTGGTGAGACGATCAAGGAGCGTGAGAGGCAGGCTGCCGCCGCCATCTTTGCGAATCCTGATCCCGTCACTGGTGACCGTCTCAATGGGCATCGAGAACCGCGCGTCAACGCTTTTATTCTCAGTGCCCATGCGAGCTGATGGCGGCAGATCGGCGGGCGCCTTGATCTTGCCGTGGATGTTGTTGTACTCCTGCTGGAGGTCATCTGACATTGCGATGCCATCCAGCTTCCGCTCAAGCAGCGGCTTTGGCGGGTCAAGCATGTCCTGCGTGTCGAGCTCGCTGTAGACCACATCGTTGACCTTCCCCTTAGGCCAGACGGCCGGGAAGAACATCGGGAACGCGCGGGACAGGTTGATGCCAAGGACGTGCCCTCGCGGTGTGCCGAGGTGATCGACCTCTTTGCGCTTGGCACCCAGGGCGCCCGCCGCCAATGGAATGGTGTCCATCAGGAAGTTGCGCAGGAACTGCTCTGCCTTCGCTGTCGCGTCGTCCAGTCCCAGCAGGTATTCCTGGTTGGCCGTGCTCGGTTCGTCGCGGTAGAAGCTCTGGCGGTCCATGCCGAGAGCACGCTCGAGATTTCGCTCTGCACCGATGAATGGGATTTGACCAGCACCCATGAAGCCGACGAACTGGCTCAGCTTCTCTCCGGCTTTCTCCGTGCCAGACAACATGGCTTCAAGCAGCAAATGCAGCTGCTGCACGCCGGCCTGGCGCGTGATGTGGCTGGTCAGCACCTTCATGGTTGTCATCGCCAGCTCGTTGCCGTCGTAGTCGTTGGTCAGGGCCGATGTCGCCGCGTCCTTCACGTCCTTCCAGAGGAACAGGACATTGAGAACCGGGAAGCCGCCGAGCTTCATGCCGAACAGCGTGTTGCGTCGGTCAGGGTCAGGATCGGTCCCGCCGCCAACCTGACCGGCCGCGTCAAGCACGCCGAACGCTGCCAGCAGGGCCCCGCTCATCACCCACCCGGCCTTGACTCGAGCGACCAGTTCCGGCGATGCGTCCTTGCCGGCGTTGATCATCTTGATCGTGTCGATCACGCCGAACGTGGCCAGGCGGTGATCAAACAGCAGGCCCATGAATGGTGAGCGCCAGTACGGCATCACGTAGCGATCCACCATCCAGTTCTGGCGGAGGCCCATCATTCCCCGATCCAGCGCCTCACTGGGGTTGCCGGTTGGTGCGTCCTGGAAACGCATCTCGGAGGAGTACCGCAGCGCTTCCACCGATTCCGGTGTGGCCATGGTCGGGGCGCCGGCCATGTTGCGCTCGGCAAGCATCGCCCCAATCTCGTCGTCAGTGAAATCGCTGCCCTTGAGGCCGTTCTGCTTGCGGAAGGCCTTGATGTCGTTTTCGCTTGGCGTCGCCTGGTAGATCGCTTCATCGAGCTGGCGTTGCACCCATTCCGCCCTGGTCCGGTCGTCAAACAGCCCGAGCTGATTGCCCTCCATGCGCGCCTTGACCTCGAGGTCGGCTTTCAGCTTGAAGAGGTAGTGGTACTTGCCAAACACCTCATCCACGCCAGCCATGGCCCGCAGGGCGGGTTTCCATGGGGTGTAGAGGTCAATGTCCTTCGCGCTGATGCGTTGGATCCCCTCGCCTCTGGAGAGGCCAAGGGCAGCCACCGATGCCTCCAGCCGGTTCATGCCCGTGTAGAACGTGCCGCCTGGCTTGGTGAGGAACAGGATCCGCGCCGCGGCCTGCAGCTTGTTGGTGAAGATCCCCATGTTGTGCGGGTTGCCCAGCCGCATGGCCCAGTTAGAGCCAGGCCGGTACGGCATGTCGAGGATGCCCTGCATGTCCGCGATCTCCTGTTCATTGGTGAGCAGCCGCTTGCCGTAGGTGTCGAGGTTGCCGCTGTAGTGGCTCACGCCGTTCTGGAACACCCGCTGCAGGTCACGGCTCCAGGTGGCGCGCAGAGTGGTCCAGGCGTAGTTGTGGGCCTCGCTGCTGATCTTCAGCGCTTCCATCAGTGGGGCGCGGGTGAGTTGCGTGCCGATCGGCGTTAGGCGGGCGCCGTTGTAGAAGGTCTGCTGCACCGGCCCAAAAATGGCCATCACGCCGTTGCTGCCGATGTTCAGGTACTGCGAGTTGAGGTTGCCAAGCTGGCTGTCCTTCACCAGCGCCGTGCTCATCCGCATGTGGGTGTTGAACCAACCCTTGTCCAGTCGAGACTTCGGATCCAACCCATCAATCTTGGTGGTGTCGATCAGGAAGTCCAGCTGTTTCGAGTCGCCATTGTCGATCGCATCAACGACGCGAGCGAAGTGTTCGTCGGCGCCGAG